ATTACTATGTTATTGCCTGACCTGTCTAGTATTTTTAAATGTTTTGCAATAGTATTCCATTCACTCGGATATCTAATATAATCATTTTTATCTCCGTATGCATCAATACTAAAATTAAATGTAACTTCTTTAAATTTGGACCAAAGCACAAATAGTTTTTCATTTAATTCAGTACCATTTGAATTATAACGTAGGCAACAATCTTTTGCATAACCTTCATCAACCATAAACTGTAATATGTTATAATGCTCAGGAATCATTAAAGGCTCACCACCTGCAAAATACAATTCTTTTATATGTTGTGCTTGGTCTTTCATTGATTCTAAGAAACTACCTTTCTTATACCAAGTGTAGTCAAAATTTTCATTCCAACTTTGATCCCTTTTTAAATCTTCATTAGTATATTTAGGATATATCAATTTCCATTCTTTTATCCAACTTGAACTGTCGTGCGGTGAACACATTACACACTTTAAATTACATACATTTCCTAACCTTAAATCAAAATAAGGAATATTGACAGGTAATGAACCATCATCTTTTGTTTGCTCTACAATAGTGTCAATATCCAAACGTTCTTTCCATACTTCTGTTTCCCAATTACGTTTGCTTATAATTCCTTTTGACTCTTCATGAAAACATTTACGACAACTTGCAGGTATTTCACCATTCAACATTTGCAGTCTAGTTCTTCTCATATGTTCGCTATTCCATACCTGTTCAATAGTATGATCACGTAGGTTCATTGCAACACCATCTTGCTTTACTAATCCTGCTGTTTTATCATCTTCTTCACCTGCACCACTGGCATTAGCAGTACAACACACTCTAACATCGCCGTTAGGTCTTGTTGCTAAATGTATCCACGGTAAAGGGCAAAATGTTTTACTCATATTGTAAGTTCCGTAAAGCCTTTCTCTCTATCTAAATACTTAAATTCAACTTTTGTTGGTTTTAGTTCTTGAAGTAAGTCTAAAACACTCTGTGGTTCAAATGGTCCACACGTATAAACATCAAGTTGTACTAGTGCAGGGTTTGTTTCGTCCCATATATGCATGGCTATATGACTAGTTTCTATTATTGCAAAAGCAGTTAATCCTTTGTTACCTGGCATTTTAGAATAAGATGCAACAGGACCATACATTGCCTTCATTCCTATTGCTTTGATCATTCTTCTAAGGAATTTAACACTTTTAGTTTTATTAATTATAGGTTCTAAAACCTCTGCTCTAATAATAATATGTTTGTGTACAAGAACTTTATTCATATTCTTTTTTCTCCACAAACTGCTCATTCAGTTTATCAAAACTTCCACATTGTTTTGCACATTCTTTAAGTCCTGTGCTTGTCCAACAGCCTTTAATCTTGTTAAAATATCCGCTATCAAATATTTCAACAAACGACTGCTTATATAAATTAGGATATATTTTAATTTTTGTCATATAATCAATACGAGAATCAGACAATGTAGGTAGCCATTCTAAATCTAACCAACAACACGGAGCAACATTGCCATTAGCACTTACATATAGTTGAGTATCTTTTACTGCTTTACAAGTTATCTTTGGCATAAATTCGTTTTGAGCCTTTTTTGCTGGTGCTATCATTTCTAAACTTTTATTTGATGGATATAATGTATGAGTGATGTTATAATCGTCATCTATTACGTCAAACTTTCCTTGTTTAAATCTTGTTGTGTGTTTAAAATTAAAACCTTTGAATCCCATATCTCTACTTAATTGCTCACAACTTTCAAGTTGATGTTGATTATGCTGAAACACTAACATATCCCAACGTGCATCTCCTCCTGCTTCAATATATGTTTTTGCATTTTTCATTACGGTATTAAAATTAGTTGAAATTCTATACAAGGCATGGGTATCTTCTAATCCATCAATTCCAAATACTACTTTAACTTTCAAAGTAGCAAGTTCTTTCCACCAAGATTCTAATCTTGCACTTCCGTTTGTGTGCATTTGTAAAGTCATATGTGGATTAGTTTCACGTAAATATCTAAAAATTTCTAATGTGTCTTTAGCAATAATAGGATCTCCTAGATTACCACACATATTAAGATGATGTAGTTGTTTTACAAAATCACTTGGGAACCAATTTACAAAAGTTTCTAAACTTATCTCTGTTAAATCATATCCTTCAAGTAAAGGACCGCCATGAATTCTACGTGGACACATTGGACAACGTGCTTGACATTTAGTAGTTACTTCTAAATGTATAGATTTTATATCAGTTATATTATACATTACTTCTGATTAAACCTTTCTTGTGTTGCTAATATAGTATCTTGGTTAACATCTACATTTACAACAAGCCAATAACTATCTGTAAAACTATTATTAAACAAATAGTGCATTCTTAAAGTATCAATAAAATATAACCTACCTATTTCCCAATGTAATATTTTGTCTTCTAATACAAAATTAAATTGTGGTGGATTTACATTACGCAAAGGCATAATTAATCTAAAAACATCTGTTGGTTCGCCTGTATAATTCCAATCGCGATGTGGTGGAAAGAATCCACCTGGACCAAATTTTAAAAAGTGTGTTCTAAAATAATGTCCTTGCCAAGGTTTAAGTATTTCAGCAATCTGATCATTAAGCACAGGAGTAGGCTTGTTAAAATCTTTTTCCGCGTATTCTGTGCCATGCTCTTTATTGTATTCATACAGGCTGTCTAAGTCAATACCATTAAACGTACCGTCTGAACTTGTAACACTTAATCCCCAACGGTTAACATCTTTGCGTGGATTATATTTCTGCCATTCAAAAGTATCTATCCAATTAATAAGTTGATTAGGATCAGTAGTAACTTCTAACTCTATTTGTTTGCCAAACTGTGATAATTTATTATACTGATCCATTATTTTAATCCTATTATCATAAATCTTTTATATTTAGGTAATTCTAACTCTCCTGCATATTCTATTGTAGTTAAATTACTTTTACGTTTAAATTCATCTATACTTGCAACACAATTAATATGTTCTTTATGCTCATAGTAATTATTACTTTGTAACACAATTTTGGTGTTTTTAGGTATATTGTTGAACCACTTCCTATATTGTTCATCAGTTAAATGTTCACAACTTGTATTGATTACAGCATAAGGATTGCTCATACCTAAATAATCGTATTCGCACATATCCATAGTTTCTGCAAAAAACTTACCATCCATTTCATAACGTTTGTTCATGCTACGTGCAAGTTCCTCACATTTAGGATCTATATCTACACTTACAAGTTTGCGTATTCCTAATTCACTGTTTAAAAGCATTGTAGATAAAATACCAAACCAGCCTCCAAATATAATAATATCTGCATTTTTAATCTTGGCCTTTTTGTTTAGTTTTTCAACTAACCATTCCTTAGACTGTAATTGTCCTCCCCAGAAACATTCTAGTAATCTGTCTCTATCATCGGTGCTTCTAATACCATCCATCCAGAACTTAATATCTTGAATATCTATTTTCATAATATTTTCTCCTTTGGTATTTTACTATCTGCACTACTTACGCAAGTTGGTGTTATGCATGGCATAGGCTTGTCAAACAGTTTGAAACCTTCAGTAAGTGTTCCTAGTGGTTGTTCGTGACAACTGTATGCACGTTTTACTTCATTGTTACGTATAATACAACTTTGATATCCACTATTGCAACTCCAACCTTTGAACTTGTTAAATCCAAACGCATTAAATCTTTCTGCTTGATCTAATTCGTATTTTATTCCTTCATCATCTTGTAATAGGATTTGGTTAATGTCTTGTTTACTCTCGGTTTGTAATATTTCTTTTTGGGCATCAGTATAACCACTAACGACAAAACTAGCGGTAGGATCAGACTGAGGCTTAAGAGTAACGTGAAGACCACGTTGAATGAATCGATTGCTTCTGGCATAATATTCCTCCCAATGTCCAGGTACCATAACTTGATTGATAGTTACAAGTACTCCTTCGTCTTGGAGATATAAAAGTTTATCTCCGAATTCTTTTTCGTTGGCAAATTCAGCATGGAAACTTGCTGTAATACTTCTTCTATCCATTACATGAGTTGCGTCTAACCAACGTTTCCACCATGCTTTACTAGGACTACAATTACTAGTCATGTGTATACTTAAATAAGGACTTTCATAATCTTCATAATATTTTACTAAATCTAAAAACTTTTTATATGCAGTAGGTTCTCCCCCACTAAAACTAAAATGAAACTTGTCGAATCCGTTGGCCCTTGCTTGAGATTTGATTGTATTTATTGCGTTAGTATAAGTATCAAACTCTAGATAGTCGGGTTTATCTGTATTAGCATAGGGCCAACAATAGGAACATCTATAATTACAAAAACGTCCTATGATCCAACTGACAGAAAATAGGTTAGACTCAAGCATTGTTTTTTGCCCAAGTTTAACTATTCTATCAAATGGAATTTTTTGAAAATCGTTCATTCAGCCAATTCCAATCGTTTATTAGTGCTAAAGTGCCAGGCTCATTACTATGAGTATTCCCAAAGTTACGGCCATCCCTAGCACCAGCGATACAATAGTCTCCGAATGGTTTATCCATACCTGCTTCGCACCATGTATCAAGTCTTTTAATTGTTTCATCATCTTCTTGCCTATCAATGACTTTACTAGCAAGTTTTACACATTCTCTAAATCCACTTTTCCAACTGTTAAAAGGATCTGTATTGAATGCTGTGATATTACTAACTTGTTCCATAGGTTTAAATTTATCACTTATGCTTGTAGTCATATCAACTGTACCAGTATTCATTTTTAGTGTTAATGATCGAGGTAATAGTTTTACCCCACCATACCCATAAACTAAACCGTTTATAGGATTTTCGCAACGCCATACATGAACACAATCTAAATCATATTCACTTACTTCGTAATCAAACTTAAAGTCGTCTTTAATTACTGCATCACCGTCAACTACCCAAAACATTTTTGTAAAACATTTTTTAGCCGCGGCAACATGAGCATTGTGAATTCCGTCTACCCCATGTACTCTTTTTGCCATAGGATAAGTTTCTTTTAACTTTGCATATACTTCATCTGCATTAGGTTCTTTGTAACTTATAAAAACAATATCATACATAAACTTCTAATTCTTCTGCTAATTCTTTTTGTATATGTCTATCTGCGTGACAGTTATCTGGAAATTTTTCGCTCTTATTCATAATATCAATAACAGCCTCATAATCTTCTACAATTTTTTTGAATTCAGAATCAGGTCCTTCTGGAATATCAGGTATATCTAAATCAGGACGTTGTCTTTTAAACATACGCAAACTGTCTGCGGCACTTTCTGTTAGATCTGGTCTACGTCTACGCACATTTTCTGCGGTACCCCAAGAACTTATTAAAGGAACTGGTCTTCCTATTATTTTATCCATCCAATTACGATGAGCATATTTTATAAAACTATACTGTGAAATATCTTCAGGCAGTTTACCCCAACCTTCAATAACTAGCCAAGGTATATGCGTTTCTTCATAAATTTTTTGTGCACCATCTAATGCAACTTTAAGTAAACTGTCATTAATTTCTTTTATAGTTTTAGCACCAGCAACAAAAGGTTCGCTTTGTTTATAATATTTTTCTAAATCAAAAAGTCCTGCTTCGTCTGGCCATAAACTTCTTTTTAAATCTCTACAAGGTTCTGTAAGCATCCAAATAATTAAATCAGGATTATAAAATACAGGACTAGTAAAACAAGGTGCTAACCCTAGTGCTTCTTCTACTTTAAATATTGCTTCAAAATTACCTGCACCACCAAATGCATAATTTACTGTGCAGTGGCCTGCTTTATCTAAATGATATCCAAAGCCGGGCCATACAACTTGAAAGGGTTTAGGAAAATCGCCTTCTAAATATTTTTCTTTATTCCATGGACGGAATACTTCTGGGTCATTATTGTTAGCAACTCCAGGTCCTGGAATAATTGTACCCCACTCTCCTAATGCGTTACTATCGCCAACTATTAATATTTTACTCATCTTGTATTACCGTAATGTTTTACCTCTACATCTTTTGATTTAAATTTTCTCCACGGATCAACAACAACACTATCGCTGTTTAATTTACAATACAGTTTCTCATGTGCAAGTAAAACTACTGCACTATAAGGTCCTGGATCAGGAAATACTAAAGGATCTACTTTCATTGGTGGATAACCTAGTTCGTTGCAATAGTGTCCTACTAACAAACTGTAACTTCCGTCTATGTATGGCACATCTGGTTTGTATGCAACACCGTTTAGTAATATAGGTAATTCTTTCTCCTCCGCTATTTTAACCAAATACTTTGCAAGGTTTTTTGCTTGTACTTCTCTAGCATTCATTATAGCATCAAATATATCATATTGCAAATCCAATTTCTCTGCCATATATCTTAATGCAATATTATCTCGTGGGTGACAAGCACCGCCATCGCCCATTCCTGCTTTTAGATACATTGGACTTACGATTCTTTTCTCACAGGCTTTAAGTGCATCAGTTACTACATCTACATCTATATTACCTTGACGTTCTGCAACGTCTTGTATCATGTTTACTAATCCTATTTTTGTGCTAATGAAAGTATTATAAAAAACTTTAATACATTCGCATTCGTCCCAAGTTCCTATCTGATAACTAGGTTTGTTTTCCATAATTGACACATAAAATTCTTTTAACTGTTTTGCGTCACCTGTTTCAGTTCCATCTTGTGTACCTATCATTACTATATCTGGATTTACCATATCCCAAGCAACAGTCCCCATAGCAATCAAATAAGGGTTATAGACAAATCTTGTATTTGTTACTAGTGGTACAAATTCTCTACGTGTAGTTCCAGGAAGTACAGTTGATATTAATACTAGCAGTTGATCTTTATTCATGTGCAGGTTTGCTTCACGTAATACATCAACAACTATATCATAAGAAAAATCTTTAGGCTCTAAATGTGCTGTTGGTTGTCTTCCGTCATAGTCAGGATGATGCGGAGTTGGTACTGCTACAAAAACTATTTCTCTATCTTGTACTGCTTCTTTAATTGTTTCTTTAACCGAAATTAAATCACTTGTAACTTCTGCTACGTCATAACCTGTAACGTCATGACCTTTCTGAGCAACTACTTCAGCACAAGGTAAACCTAGTTTACCTAATCCAATAAATGATATCTTCACCTTATTCTCCGACTATTATATACGCATATAAATACTATGTATTTATTGGGATAAGCATTCATGAATTTTGTAAAAGGATTTTTGTTAAAAAACGAGTGGGTTTCTGCTCCATTTAGTACCTGTTCTTCAGTAAAATTACGTGAAGCATTTACCAAAAATCAAACCAAAACTGACGATATTACAATATATCAAGTATTGATAAAATATCCTAAATGGGAAAAGGATACAAATATTTTTGGATGGATGGATCACAGAAGTAGAAAAGAATTCAAGAAAAACCCAAAATCTTTTTTCATCTTTGACGCTAGTACAGAAGGATTCAGTACACTTAAAAGAGAACCTTTCTTTGACATCCTATATTGGAACTGCAGAAATTATAAAATTGATCCAGAACGTGTAATTTTTATTTCTGCAAATATGCGAGATGAAGAAAACATAAAAATTTACAATACACAAAATAACATAGATAGAAGTATCAAGGTAGTTACATTTAACAACTTTGAAAGTATGCTGTTTGGTTTAAATGAAAATACAATCCCGGCAAACGAAGAGCCACAAACAATCGCACATAGACATTATGAAGACACAAGAATTAAAGTCAAAGCAAAATATGAAAATAAAATATTTCTAAGTTTAAGTAGAGTGAACAGGCCACATAGATCATTAAGCACTTATGAAATATTTAATAGTGATATATTTTTAGATGGACTAGTAAGTCATGATAAAATAAAACATTCACAGATAGAACATATCTACAATGGAATGCCACGAGGACATAATGTACATTGGAAGCAATTCAAACGTTGGAGTAAAAGAGGATTACCTCTAACAGTTGATACACACGACTTTGTAACTAACCACGCAATGAGTCTAAACAATATATTACACGATACTACTTTATTTCAGATAGTAAATGAAACGTTTGCAGAAAACTGGGACGGAACAAGTTTATTTTGGAGTGAAAAAACTTTTAGAAGTATATATCATATGCAACCTTTTTTAATATGGGGGCAACATGGAGCAAATGAAAGATTACAAGACTATGGTTATAAGTTGTATGATACTGTATTTGATTACAGTTTTGATAATGTACGTGACGATTATAGAAGATGGCAATTATTATTCGAGCAAGTGCAAAAACTAGTATACAAATTAAAACAAGATAGTAAAGAACAACAAATACGTTGGCGTTTTAAAACACGTGAAACACTAATACATAATTTTAAAACTTTATATACAGAAAAGCATACAAAAGATGTGTTTTTTAATTTAAGTAAATACATAAGAGATACAGCAGATGGCAAAGAAACTATATCATAATTATCCTAAGAGAATTTTTACTTTCGGTTGCAGTTTTACTGACTACTTATGGGCCTCTTGGGCAAACATAATTGGAGCAGAATTCAACGATGCAGAATTTAGAAATTTTGCTAGAGCAGGAGCAGGTAATTTTTATATTTTTAACACACTGATGCAGGCAGATGCTGTATATAACTTTGATCATAATGATTTAGTAATAGTTCAATGGACAAATATATGTAGAGAGGATAGATATCTACCACAAAAAGATGGATGGCTAGTTCCTGGAAATATTTACACACAAGGCGAATATGATGAAGAATGGGTTGCAAATTATTTTAGTGAATACGGTGCATATCTAAGAGATTTTAGTTTTATACACGCCGCACACGAGCATTTAAAACATAAATGCCAATGGCATTTTTTACAGATGTTAGATATAGTTGATTTTACTAATCAATGGGATTTAAATAAAAAATCAGAAATACATGATAAGATAAAAAATCTAGCACACATATATAAAAAAGATCTTGATACTATCCTTCCTAGTTTTTATCAAATATGCTACCTAAATAATTTAGATAGAAAATTTAAACTAGATAAAAAACTTGTTAACGATAATTTTAAAGACGGACATCCACATCCTATGGAACATTACGATTACCTTAAAAACGTTTTTAAGCATGATTGGAAAGATGAAACAGATCGCAAAGTAGGAAAAATTTTTAACAAATGGAAAAAGTTAATGAATGATGCAAGTCATGATGTTCCAAACTTTCATATCTACAGTCTACCACAAAAATGGCTTGATATGGTAAGATATGAATTGCGCCTACGTCCTGGCGATCAAATAGATCCTAGAATACATACCTAAGTTCTGGAAAAGTTTCACTAAAGTTTCTATTACGTATTATATCGTAGTGTTGATTTTTTGTTTTCCAAGTAGAATTATGCTCACTGTTATATTCAGTATTTTGTATAAAATTTAAAACACCTTTAACTGCTTCTCTATGTTCAGTGTTTACAATTTTATCATAATATTTTTTTAATTTATCATAACCTATATGTAATTCTTTTGTAGGTACAGCAGATAAACTGTAATGACTTGGCTCAACTAGATTGTAAAGTGTGCAACTGTTTACATCAAATCCGTTATCTGTCATATACTCTAAAAAATCAGCAAGTGTTACAATATTAAAAGCACTTACTACGGTATTGAAACTCATAATTACGTGTGGACATTCTTTTTTTACTTTTTTATAATTTTCAATAATTAGATTCCAATCAGTACCTTCTCGTATATATTCTGCTCTATCCCCATAATGATCTAAACTTGCTCTTACTTGTACAAGTTTAAATTGTTTCCAATAGTCTATTATACTTTTCTTTTTGTAATTTAAATTACTTAAATTTGTGTTGTATTGTAAAAGTGCATTTGTTTTATTTTCTGCAATCAAATGATCTAAAATATCGTAATGCTTATCTGTTATTAAAGGTTCGCCACCTGCAAAATAAAAATCCTCTATATCTTTTAAGTATGGTTTAAACTGATCAAATAAATTATCGTTATTGGCTCCTCCGGCAAAAGTATATACAGGCACATTACTACCTTGCTGTCTATCTTCTATTGCCCAACTTGAACTGTATGTTGCACTACAAGTTCTACACTTTAAATTACAAATATTACTCCAACGTACATCAAAATACAACAGTTTCATTATATCTAATGTTCCGTCTGCTTTAGTGTGGTTACGTATACCTAAATGTTTTTCAAATTTTTTATTATTTTCTTGTCTAAAACTACTTACACCGCTTGATTCGTGTTTCCAACAAGCATTACATTCTATAGGCTTCTTTCCTTCTAACAAAGCCTTACGTAATTTTTTATACGGATAACTATTCCATATTTGTTCTATTGTATTAGTTTGTGTATTACCTAAAGGTCTTTTCCAATCTCCAATACAACAAGGCAAAACATTACCGTCTGGATTAACATACATATGAACCCAAGGCAGTATGCAAAAATTATCTGTACTCATTGTAAAACTCCTCTAATTCCGGAAAAGTTTCAACTATATTACTTCCGCTTCGTTTATCATATTCTGTAAACCAGCGACTAAAATTTCTACGTGCTTGTTCTAATTGTTCTGGCTCATAATTAGTATTTGACATATAATCAACGACACGTCTAAATTTTTCATATTCTAATCTACTAAATTTGTATCTATCTGCATCGTCAACATTTGCACCAATAAACTGTAAATGTTGTTTCATATATGGTAGAAATTTATCCTTAGGTAAAATATTCATATCAAATATTGCAGGCTCTTTTAAATGTGGAGTATCAAATCTAATACGTTGCCATTGAGTAGCATTATCTGTATTATATTTTTTACGCCATTCTAAAATCTTTTCAAGCAATAGGCTAAAACTAGTGACTACAAACAAGTTGAATGTAATCATAAAAGTAACAGGAAAGTTAGTATTAGTTAGATAATAATCTAAATTACTTTCCCATAAATTAATATCTAATCCCCTACGAGTGTATTCTGCTTTAGGACCCCAAGTATCTATACTTGTATAAAGTTTAAAACTTCTTATACATTTATCTGCTTTAAGTTTGTTTACACGTTCTACTAAACGTTTAACCATAGCATTTTTTACACCCATGTTACTATTAATTTCTAATTGTATATGAGGCTTGGGATCATTTTCTAATTCATCAAACAAACGCCATGTACTTCTGTGCATTAATGGCTCGCCACCTGTAATACGTAAAATGTTTAGTGTCTTACTAACTTCAGGCCACCAATCCCACCATGCCTTAATATATGGATTATTATCTTCTTCATATAATTCAAAGTAATCTATATCCTGCCTATGACTTGTTGACATAGTATAAGGACCATGCTTTTTAATTTCGTTATAGTAACTTGTACTAAATTTGGGGTGACAATATCCGCACTTAAAATTACATTCATTACTGAAGTTTATTTCAATATATTCGGGATTTACATTTAAATCCGCACCTTTTTGTTTTATTTCCGCTACTCTACCTGGAGTATATATGCTTGTAGTTTTTATATGCCTATCACTAACAAAGTCTTTACCCATGGCTTCTATCTTCCAACAGTAGTTACAGCCTGATGGTTTTTGTCCACAAAGCATTTGCTTTCTTTGTTCTTTCTTTTCTTTTGTATTGTGCAACGCACTAGGATTATCTTTTAATTCTTCTAATGGAATAGGGTGTGGAGCAGGGTGATAACAACTGTGTGTTTCACCTGTTTGTAAATAGATAGTAGTATGATGCCATTTTGCTAAACAAAAAGTAGGAGAAGTTTCCGCTTCTACTATTGGCATTATCTCTTTTATTTTATCTAGTTCGCTCATCTAATAACTCTAGGAGAATTTTTATAGACTTCCTTAAAAAATTTACTTTGGTTATCGTCTAATGCATTTTCACTAATAGGTAAGTCTAATGCTTGTAATTCTTTGCCTAGATCATGTATTACTTGTTTACATAATGTTTCATCATATCCTTGATATTCATCTTTCCATAGTTTGTTTAGGTATTCAAAGTCTCTTGTGTTATTGTAATCCCAATCTGTACCTAAAACTTTATGACAACCTAACCTAGCACCCATTATACTGAACAGGCCGTTCTTTACATCTGCACCTACATTCATCCAGATAAGCAATCTATGATAATTTTGCCACCAAACATCATTACTAACGTCTTGAATCTTTTTACCTCTGTTAAGTGACATCTTTACACCTTCTCTAAATCCTGCTCTCCAGGCTTGATGTGGCGTTGCACTAATAATACTTGTTGAATAATTTTCATTCAACTGATAATAGTTGTCAAAATAACAAAATTCTATTTGTGTATCATCATTACCGTCAGTGTTTTCGTGTGTACGCATATTTTTAACAAAGTCTTTGGTCCACATCTTTAAACTACCATTACCATACATTAGTCCATTAATGTCAATTTTGCCACACCAACTAAATTGGAAGTCATCATCTACCCCTAGTTGATCTAAATCTAACACAACATTTAAAAACTCTGGATCTATTACAGTATCTCCGTCAACAGTAACAAAATGTTTTGTCTCTGATAACTCTGCACAGGCCTTGTGTGCCGCATCTGAACCTTCTACACCATGCACACGTTTTGCCCATGGCACTTTTTTACATAAGTCTACGTAATTCTTTTCACAGTTAGGCTCATCATAACTTAAAAATATAATATCTTGTTCTGCTATATTAATTTTCATCGAATAACCTCTAAATTATACTTGTCGAATCTCTTTATTGTATATACACTCATTGGATCACCGTTAAATTCAAAGTCAGAGTCAAAAGGCACTACAACATACTTACCATCTACTAGATCATCGAAATTAAAACTAATTGTTTTGTATAATATGTTTGGATCATTATGTTTTGTTATGCTAAAGTTCATTATCTGTTTGAAACTAACTTTATGTGCAAGTATATTTGCTTTTAGATCACCGCCTATTGTAAATTTCCAACAAGTATCTTTAATATTAAAAGTAACTTTTATATCAGAATTGTCAATATTGTCCTGTGGTATTTCGTAAATTAAGTCATCTACTAGATAACTGTCAATATCAAAGTTTGTACGAGTACGCAACTGATATTCTTTCTTTGTTTTATTATAATGAACATAATAATAACTCATAGGTTCGTTACCTGTAAGTATACTGTCAACTTCTTTTTGTTCTACAGGTATAAAACTGCCATCTGTAGGTTTATAATTCACTATACTTGATATCTCACCACTAGTAGAATCAAATATAACAAAACGTTTTGTAGAAACATAAGGCGATTTTAGTGTAATCATATTTTTAAGTACCTTTCATATTTCTTAATCTTATCATCATTAGCAAATGATTTTTCTGTATAGTGAAAAATACCTGTTTGTGTATGATTACCAATCTTTAAATCTAAACTATCTGTTAAGTAACTGCCATCTCTACTTTGCCAAGTAGCACTAGGATTGTACCAACCTTGTATACGTGGCTTCATATGTACAAAACTTGGAAATGAAACTTTCTTGTTAGTGATCATATCTTCTACATCTAATATTTTTGCAACAATACTAGCACTTAGATCAACACTTAACGTTTTTTGATACAAATCTTTTGCATACTTTCCGTAAAATAGTTCCCAATTATTCATTACAAGTTCTAACCATGTATAAAACTCTTTTGCAAAAGCACATTTTTTAAAATAATGAAATCCTGCATATAGGTTTGGTAGTTCATTTGCAATAAAAGTTTTTCTATAGTAAGTATCTTTTACTATTTCGCCTCTATATGTGTAAACTTTACTTGTAAAAAACAAATCATAGTTACTTAAAAAAGTCCACCAACTACTAAGATCTTGTAAAACAATCATATCAGTGTCCATTACAATAGTTTCTTCATATGGACTTACATGGTATAACTTCCAACGATTGTTAATTTTCCATTCTTGTTCTTGGGCATCGTCAGACCATGGTATTTCTTTTATATGATCAAATAGATGCTTGTACTTTTCAGGTACTTCATCATTAGTAACCAAGCAGATACTTGGATCTTTTTGTGTAGCATGGATGCTCATAGCCAATAAACAAGCCTGTTGGACATAATTGTCCTCGTTGTTTTGTGCTATAAACAAAAATCCTTTGCTCATGTTTGTTTACTTCCTAAAGGTTTACACTCCCAAGTAACTGTATCCCAGTCACCATCATTGGGTATTTCTTTATATAATTGTAATGAAGCATTACATTGTGTTTGTGCATTAGGTCCTTCAAACCATTGCACATCTTGATATCTACATTCGTTACTCATACATACTGTTAATAATATATGCCAAATAAATTCCATCATTCCGCTCCCGTGTCTATGATCCTATTCAAACTAAACTTATTCATTACGTGTATACTACTGCCTTTGATACGCAAAGGTGTATATTCTCCTAGATAATCTTTCTTTTCAACTAAAAATAAAAAATTATCATCTTTTAAATCCCATAATATATCTCTATCTGCTGTATATAACTTTTTACCAGGCAACGGTTTTGCAAAATCACCTGTTTGCCAACCATTCATAATATGAATAGCAATACTAAACACCCAGTCATTACGAAACGTACCTTTGTTTATTTGAAATATACTGTTATAGTGTTGCCAATTCTCTTGTATGTGCTGTGCAAGTTTAAAAAATGTTTCTACTTCTTTGCTTTTTCTAAAAAATACAACTGTTGCCCAATAAAAGTCTACACTTGTTTCGCTTATTTTTTCAAACTCTGCTGTTTCTCTAAATCCTGACAAGTCTTTTGCGTTTTTATAAATTAAAAAATTATCTTCTTTTGCAAAACAATGTTTTAGTATATCGTTACTAATAATATAATCGCTATCAAGCAATATTGTTTCGTCATATGGTGTTAGTTCATACGCCTTTGTACGCCAATCATTTTTAAATTCAAGTGTTTTAAATACACCACTACCGTCATAGTATCTTTTTGTAGTTGCTGATTGTGAAAAAGGAATTTCTATTACTCTATCCCATACACTACCCCAATCAGGATAGTTGGTAATAAGGTAATCTTTACTGTCAGTGACAACAGTTGTACCTATATTCAAATATTTTTTAATTCTCTTTGCAAGAAAATGTGCTTGTTTTACATAATCAACTTGGGCATTATTCCGTGCAAAGACTAACGCACCTTTACTCATAATCTACTAGGCCAGATACCTTTCGCTTTGATCTAATATTTTCGTACTCTGTGTGGTATTCATTAGTTGATGTAAAATAAATGTTCAATGCATCTTGATAAAAATCATCTATATTATCAATACGCACAGGAATATCATTATCATCAATAAGCACTACATTCTCTTGACCAGATTGAACCAACATATTACAAAAATTTAACAGTTCTTTAGTAACACTGAATTGTCCACCATTAAAATAATGAACATTATTTTCATAAAATTTTTCTTTTGCTACTCTTTTTTGGTTATTAAGAGTTGTCATATAATTGGCAAAATCCAAAGCCTTCTCTAGTCTTTCATCCATAAGGATCTCCTTTAGTGCATTATACACTATTTAGAGTAAAAAAGCAAGGATTAAGTTAGATCTGAACTACCGTCTGTGGTATATGTAGGAGTTGCTACTTCAACACCTGTGCCTGGTGTTGGTGTTGTTGCACGTAATTGAGTAATTGTACTGTTCAATACACCTAATACGTTTTCATCTGTATTTGGATTACCTGTATTATCGTCATTCCAAGTAAGTCTAAATGTTAAAACAGTACCACTTGTTTTCTTAGCCTCAACTTTGTAGTTGTTTGCGGCATATAAACCAGTACCATTTTTAATAAAAATCTGTTGATATGAAGAAGTTAAATCATGATAACCAATTGCACTACCGCTACCTGAACCAGTTGCAGTTGTACCAGTATATCCCATTTTAACTGTTCCCATATTTACAAGCATAGTCATCCAATCTAATGTTTTAGAACTAGTGCCTGTGTAAGTAATATTACTAGCCATTCTTACTTCACCACCTGCGTTGAAAAAATGCCTTTGTAAATCAGCACTTCCAAAAGTGATGTTCATTACGTGTGTAAGTGTACCGTTCCATGATGTTGTGTATTGTGCTGAAAGAACTGCTTCGGCAGAACTTTGTGTTGGTGCTATAACAAATTTATCGTTTTCTAAAGTTGTAACTAGATTTTCAAATTGTGCAACACCTTTCTTATTAATTGTGTCGCTATCTAACACTACATCGGTTGCTTGGATAAAAGCAATTTCTGTTGGTTGTGCACCAGTTTGGTGTATTCTACCGTTTGCTATATCAGTGTAAAGTGTTTGCATATCGTTTGCATTAACGATTGCCGTAACTGCCACTTGTGAACTAGATAGGTTTTGACCATATCCGTCATCACCTGAGCCTACGCCCATTATAGTTGCTACACGAGATTGTAAGTTGTTGTACCTTGCGGCTGTAATAATATCACCGACTGCCATAGTATTATACCTTTAATATACATTCTACTAGGCCGGACTCATCACCTTCTGGTTCGAAAGATTCTAAAGCAATACCTACTAGACCATTTTCATTCTTAACTGTTGAGCCAACACCGCTTACATCTACGTAAACTGCTTCGCCCTTGTTAACTAAACCTGTTACTTTTACAGGAACACGCCCTTTCAATGCTACTGCTTGACCCTCACTGTCTGCATTCATTAAATATGCAGGTGCTTCTGAAATAACTCCTACTGGAATGTTATCACCTGTTGCCGGTTCTACTTCATAACCGCCAGCACCTTCTAAATCATTTGCTACTGCAACAATAGTACCTACTTCTAATTCTTCACTTGTAGTATATTTCTCTGCCAAGTCAGCATATTTGGCACTTGAAGCAACACCTGTAAATTCATTTGCTACCAAGTTTCCTGATGCATCTCTAACTGCTACTGTGTTTGCAGTTGCGGCAGTATCACCTGAACGATAATTGCTGTTTACTTTTAATGTGTTAGCACCTGTGGCATCACCATTAAATGTAGTTGCATACATTGTAGCAAATCTATTTAAATTTGTACCAAAGTCAAATGTATTATTTGATCCTGGCATTACACCTGAGTCTTCAATTGACATAACATTTTGCACATTACCTTGTGCATTATCAACTCTAAATTTTATTTTTGTACCTACGTCATTTTGGATAACACCTTCGTTATCGTTTTCAACATAAAGTTTTAAATCACTTGAATCACCAATTGAAATACCTGCATCTGCAAAACTAACTAGTGATGTAAATGAACCTGATCCTGCTAAAGCAAAATCTGTTGCACTATATCCGCCAAGTTTTAATGAGTTACTTGCTGTACCCCAATAGTAATCGTTTGTGCTTGTTACACCGCCTGTTGCGTTCTGTGTATTTCTTAATGTAGTTCCTTTTTTAACTACGTCAAAACCTGTAATTGCATTGTTAGGATCTGTAGAATCAATAGTAAATGTAGTTCCACTAATTATAAAAACAACTTCATCGTTGATAACTGCTTTAATAATTGGTCTGTTTACACTTGTTGTATCTCTTACTGTTGAAGAAACCATCTGTGTAACTGTTGTACCTGCACCTTGTGGTCCAACTAATACAAATCCTGTTCCATTGTATGCGTATAATTGTTCGTTTGCAGAATCCCACCATAAATCACCAGTGGCTAAACCTGCTGGTGCTGTTGCACTTACTTCTGCACCACCTGTAGTTCTAAATTTACTACCATCATAAAATTTTAATTTATTAGCACCAGAGTCGTACCAAACTTGTCCTGAAATGGCTCTTGGAGGTTGGTTAGCACCACTAAAGTTTTCTAATAAATTTAAAAAGTTTTCGTTCTGAATTTCACCGTAACCAGCATAGTTTTTACCCACAAACTTAATATCTGTGGTTTGATCTACTGTACCGTCTTGTACCACTGTAAGTGTAGTACCGTTATATCTATCTATAGTATATGCCATTTCATTTAACCCCTATGTTACTATTTATCTTTTACCATAAACCACCGCTGGAACCAAGATCCGTGTCAAACACCCATGCGTTCGTAGAAACTACGAAACGTTTCAACCCTCTTTGAATGTTAACAGCAACCGTACCTGCCGCATTTGCTATTCCAAAATCTTGTACAACTGACTCGTTTTGTACTCCGTTGGCATCTACTGCCACGAATGATTTGTTAATATACCCTGGATTTGCCGCATTAGTATCTTGGAAACTAATACCACTAACAGTAGCACCTGTTAATGTAGTAGTTGCAACGTAGGCATAACTACCGTTTTTCTTGTTAGCCGCCGGATACATATCCTCAATAATTGTAGCAATCTGTGAGTTATTAATACCAGTGATATCTAAACTTAATATAACTGGTTCATTGTTGATTTGATCATCAACATAAAATTTTGTTGCCGCATCTGTATTTGTAGTTGGTTCAGCAAGTCCTGTAATTTTCTGGTTGTTTGTAATAGTAATAGCACCATTACTTGAAAACTGCACAGGTCCTGTACTGTTTGTAATTGTACCAGCATTAATATTAATGTCATCAACGTTAAGATATTGTAATGTACCTATTCTGTTCAATCCTAGTGCATCTGTTACAGTTGAACCTACTTCTGTTTTGTTTAATACTTCTACACCGTCTGCATAAAAACCTTTGGTTGCAACAACACCTAAGTTTTCACTTGAAGTCCAAGCCTGTGTTGCGTTTCTCCATAATAATTCCTTGTCACCATCTGCTGACTTTAATATAATACCACCTAGGTCTACTTGAGCATTTGAAAGAACAGTACTGTCTTCAGTGATACCTAATTCAATATTAATATCTTGTACACGTAAATTCTGTGTTTCAATATTAACACTTGGTGAAGTTAAGAACAATGTTCCATCAACTCTCATATCACCACCAACGTGTAATGTATGGTTAGGTGTATCTTTAAATATACCTACGTGTGATTCACTAGTGTCAATAGTAATT